GTTTTCTGACACGGCTGAAGATCTGACCATAAGCTTTGAGCTTTGAAATAATCTCTTTCATGACAGTGGTTGGAATCAGGGCTGATGCATCAGAGGTGGTGGTTTGAGCGTTTGCATTTTGAAGGGTTGTGTCCATGACGCCAGTTTTAGCGAAGTTCATGAAGGACTGCCGATAGGCCAAGGTATTGAATGGGTCATCCACCGCCACGGCTTCTGGGGCTTTTTCTGTACCACCAAAGTTCACAGCCACAGCGCTGTTTTGCTTCATAGCGTTCAGGTTGGCTTGCATCTTGGTGAAGTTCTCGAACTGCTCATCAAGGGCTCTGATTTCATTCTCTTTGGCGTTGAAGCCTTCAACGTCCCCTGCTGTGAGCTTTTGTTCTGCTTCAGTCAGAAGGGTGTTTCTCATTTTCAAATACTCTTCACGATTTTTAAACATGTAGTTCTCCTTTCATTCTGAGCAAGCTTAATCTTGCTTCAGCATTTTTGATGTCTGGGTTTTGCTTTGAAGTTCGCATTTTCTGAATCACTTCATAGGGGATCATGCTGCTGTGTATGCCAGCGACTAGCATCATGCCTGTATCAAACATGATTTCATCGGCAAAACCTTTTTCCTTGGCTTGTTGTGCTGTGAGCCAAGTCTCTTTGTTCATCATGTCAAGTAGCTCAGTCTCAGACAGGTTAGATTTCAGCCTGTAGGCATTGGCTATAGAAGTGTTATAGTTCTTCAGAACTTCACTCATGTGGGCAAAATCTCTGTGATCCCCCGAGGCGATGTTTGATACGTTGTGAATCATAATCTGAGCTGTGGGTGCTATCTTTACAACAGCCCCTGACATAGCAATAACCGATGCTGCACTTGCTGCAATACCGGTTATCTCGATGATGACTCTTCCTTTGTAGTTTTTAAGGGCTGTGTAGATTTCAGATCCGGCAAAGACGGACCCACCCCCACTGGATAGCTCGATTTCTACATCTTCACCTTTTAGGGTCTCAAGGATCTTCATCACATCTCTTGGGCAGGTGGCTTCTACATCAAAATAGTCATAGATCCACTTGTCATCGTTGTCGATGATGACCCCTTTTACTTTGATTCTTGGCAAGTTTAATCACCTCCCTTGGTTTCGCTGACAACTGCTGTATCCAGTCTTCTGATTGGTTTGTCGCCGCCTTCTACTGGTCCCATGTTGAGGATTTCACGCCATTCATTTGGTGTCATGGCCCCTCTATCCACCATTTGCATCAGCTGAAGCTTGGTTGACATGGAGGCATATTGAAGGTTGGAGGCTACAAAGATAATCTTATTGCCAAAGCCCCTTTCTTTTCTTGTAAATAGCTTTCTAGTGTACTCACCTGAAAGTTGCATGGCATCTGGCTCGATTTCTGCCTCATAATAGGCCGTCCATCCATTCTCATCCCACTTGCTTTGGATGATAGCTTCGTTGGTGTTAAAGAAATTCATGAGACGCATAATGGTTCTATCCATCTGCAGGGCATTGGGCACATAGGACTCAGGCTTCACTGGCTCAAGGTCATACTTGGAATCAACACCAGCTGCACCACCTGATCCAGAATCCATGGACATGTAACTATCTATGAAATCCTTCACATGGACTTTAATGTCCTCAGGACGTGTTGTGCTTTTGAATTTCAACAGCCACTTGATGATGTTGCTGTTCTGAATAGCTTTGACAATGCCTTGGTCAGTTGTTGAGACGATTTCCATGACTGGTTCAAGCACATCGATGGGCAGTTCCCCGAAAATGTCGTTATTATAAAAATCGCGCCTCAGATGAATAATATCCGAGTACGCGAAGGTGGGAGTTTTGCCATTTGGCATGATGAATTTCAGCAGGATTTCGCCTGAGTCAGAATAGATTACCTCTGCAGCCTGGCAGGGTATGGGGTAAATCTGGACTGGATAACCATAGTCATCTCGTATGATCAGGGCAAAGGCATTGTTGTTGAGCATCAGCTGTGTGGTGAGCTTTTCTTGCATCATTTGCCCAGTCATATAGGGATTTGGCTCTTCTAACAGCATCCGCATATAGGCTTCTGGATTAATCTTGATACCATCAGTGCTGTCCCTGATATGTTTTGCTATAAGTTTGCCCATGGCCCTGACTTTAGGCCTTATACATGCCCTGATGATGTCTGATTTGTACAGCTTGCCGTTCCACGCATAGAATCCGTTGCCCCGCTCTGTCACCAGTTGGATCTTAAAGCCAGCGTTGTCCGTTGGCCCATAATTCTTAAAAAATCGTTCGAGTAATCCCACGTTTCACCTCCTTTCATCATATGGTATTTTCATAGTCCTGCATCTTATCTTGAAGTACAACATAAGCGTCAAGGAGTGCTGCCGTTCCATCGATTCGCCGCGCTGCGCTTTTGCCTTTACTTGGCTGGATGTTGTTGTTCTTGTCCACATCGATGACCGTATTGGACAAGCACCACTTGGTGATGGGGTTGTTGCCGTAGTTGACGAGCTTACTTGAGAGATCTGCTCCTAGTTGATGCATGGGGCCAGATAATGTCTTCTTCCCTTGGACAACTGGAATCATGACTTCGGATCCGAAGTGGCCTTTCATTTCTTCAACGAAATAGGAGGATGACCAACCGTCATAGCCTACATAAGACAGATAGATATCCATGTCGTTTTGCACTTCCAAGAACCAGTCCGTCACATACTTGGCATGGACACTGTTCCCTGGGCATACTCTCAGCCACCCCTGTTCATGCCACAGGTCATAAGGGATCTTGTCTTCCTTGGATCTGATTTCTAAGAGATCTTCCGGAAGCCAATACATGTGAATGACGTAGACGATAGGATTATTGGGCACTTTGAAGAGGACACAGGCAGCGGTCAAGTCTACACGGATCGAGAGGTCAACGCCTCCAATGCCATACCTTGGCTTCAGCTCTGCGATGCTAAATTTGGCAGGATTGTTCAGCTGCTCAAAAGTGAGCCATGCTTCTGTACTGGTTTCTCTTATGTTGAATTCTTTGGTCAGGAGATTCTTCACTAAGAGTGGATTCGCTTTGGCCCGCTCCACTTTGGCAGCCAATTGTCCAAGGTTTTTAATGGTCCCAAGACCAGGGTTTGCTTTCTTCCAGCAAGCAGGATCCGTCCACTCTTTCCTGTCATCAATCTCATATATGAAAGCAATGAATCGGTCATCCTTATAGCCATTTTCATCAAAGTAGCCATTGAGGACCCTGACTGCTTCCTCATACTTGGCATCATAAATGTCCTCTCGGACTGTGCCAGCAGTCGAGGTGATATAGATCAGTGGCTGCTCTCTAGCAGAAACCCCATCGGCGATGATGTCATAAAGGGCCTTGCCGTTTTTCCACTGATGTATCTCATCCATAAGACCACCGTGGACGTTGAGACCGTCTAGGGTGTCTGAGTCACTAGCGAGAGGCTTAAAAACACCGTCATTAAAGTCACTGCTGATTTCAGATACCAAGGTCTTGATCCGTTTTCTAAGGGCTGGCGATTTCCGAACCATCCGCTTGGCTTCAGACCAGATAATCTTCGCTTGATCTCGTTTAGTAGCCAAGGCATAAACTTCAGGACCAGCCTCCCCATCTGCAAAGCCAAGGTAAAGGCCAACGCCTGAGGACAGCAGTGACTTACCATTCTTCTTGCCGACAATCAAGACGGACTCACGATACTTCCGATTCCCTTCAATGTCTATGAAACCAAAGACAGCCGCAAGGTGGGCTTTTTCCCATAGTTCCAAGATGACAGGCTTGCCGCCGGACTTTCCTTTTGAGTGCTTTAAGTAGTTCTCAAAGTACTCAATGATGTGATTGGCCCTTGCATGGGAATAAAAAAACTCGTCCGGATTGTTGAGATCATGAACGAGCTTTCGGTATAGGGTTTTGATTTTGAGAGATACGACTTCTCTGCCGCTTTCGATTTCAGCATGGTACTCAAGGATGGGATTATAATCCGGTGGATACTTAATCTTCGCGCGTTTGGACAAAGTCGTCATAGCCATCATCCTCAACTTTTGAAGGTGTCTTTGGTAACAGATCCGTCAGCTGCTTCATGACCTGCATATGATTCTTGATCATAGAGTTGTAGATCTCGACCTCAGGACTTTTCTTGGTGCCCCACTGATTCTCGCCATTTTGATAAGTGGTCACGCATCCAGAGACGTTGATCTCATCTTGCAGATCTTGAAGAGTTACTGCCATAAATGATGCATTTTCGATGAGAGATTTGACGGTTTTGATCATTTCTTGGTCAATTTGATGAAATAATTTGGTCAATCTTCGCTTCTCTGCGCTGATTTTTTTTAGTTTTTCTTCCTTGCTCAAAATCTTTTCTTCTTTAACTATTTCCTCATTCATCCCCTCATCTCCCCTCTGTATACCACACCCCCTCTACGCGCGACCCGTGTATCACACAAAACTCCCCCTTCGGTCCCTTGTGGTTTAAGGGGTCTAAGGTTTATGGGGGGAGTACCTAGTATAGTTGAATCAAGTTACCGTCGATGTCAAATGCTAATCCATCAACTGTCCCAGCATTATCCTTGTCATGGTGCTCGGCGTTGTGACAGTCTTGGCAATCGAGCCTTAGGTTGTCATGGTTAAGTGTTTTTGACCGAATAAACTGACAAAAACCTGCTTCCCTTGCATGTCATCAAGTAGCTCGATATAATGTCATTAGCCTAAGAAAGGAAAAACCCCGA